CGGTCATGACTGAGAAACAGGTACTGCTGTATCAGGCAGAGCAGCCTAGTAAACTAGGAACATCCTCCGAGCTTATGAACAGGTTTGGAGATGTCTGGAAGGATATTCAGAGGCAAGCCGCTCAGGCACTGCAACTGGAGGGCGGCACCCTGGTGATCGACACCTTCGGTGAGGCCTACGAGATTTGTCGCCTGGCACACTTCGGCAAGACAGCCCAGGTGCAGCCCCATCTGTATGGCGTCGCATATAGCGATCTGAGGGAGATTTGCCGGGTGGCCTACAGGTCCAAGATGAATCTCATCTTGCTTCACCAGCTAGGCAATGAGTTCAATACAGGCGAACTGAAGTACCAGGGTTGGAAGGGTGTACCCGGCGAGGTACAGACCACCATCCGGACCCACCGGGAGAACACGCCCGATGGACCCGTATTCAGCGCCGAGGTGATGGCTTGCAGGCCAAAGATGGAGCTGATGGGAAAGCGCCTGATGTCCGGTCAGGTGACCGGGCCAGGCCAGTACCCTCACAGTCTAGACATAACCAGGCTGCTAACACTGATCCACGGGTAACCTGTAACAAGTGTGGGGGGCTGGTGCGGTACGACGGGGACTTCCCCGCCTTCGTTTGTCTTATCTGTGGATATCTGCTGTACCTCCCCTCCCGGAGGCCAGACCATGATTTTTGTGACCAGCCATGACAATGACAAAGACCTCGCCAGGCAACTGTCCGAGGCGGCTGTGGTGCCCATCCCCTACGGTGACATGGTGTTCCACGGCGTGGACGAGGCACTGGTGTGTGGGGAACGGAAGAAGGCCTCGGACCTGGTGCGCTGCATCAACGACGGCAGGCATGTTAAGCAGGTCCAGGACGCCCTGGGCGCTGGATTCAACTACTACTTCCTGGTGGTCGAGGCCTCGTTCCGGCAAGCTGAGAGTGGGGAGGCCGAGTACAAGTCCGGCCCCCACTGGACACACAGCGGGATGAGCTGGGCCAGGCTCCAGGCATATCTGAACGAACTACACTACCAGATGGGCGTCCACGTCATGTACAGCAGCGGCGTGAAACAGACGGCAGACCTCGTCCGGAGCATATATAACTTCTTCCAGGCTACCGAGCATAGTTCGCTGAAGAAGTTCTACGCACCCTCCCCTCTGCTGCTCAGGCCTCCAAGCCTGGTGCGCCGGGTGGCCAAGGAGTTCACCGGCATCGGCTGGGAGCGGAGCCTGGCGGTGGAGGGTAGGTGGGGCAGCGTGAGGGACATGGTGAACGCCACCGAGAAGGAGTGGACCGAGGTGGACGGGATCGGCAAGGGGATAGCCAGGAAGATAAGGGAGGAGTTGGAATGAGTCACCCCCATAACTGGGTGAAATGTAGGCAATGTAACCGGGAATATTGTGACAGGTGTAATCTGAAATGCCCATATTGCTAGGGAGGGACGGTAATGGATCAATCAGTAAAGTACATGGACAAGTTAATGATAAAGGGCTTCACCCAGGTCACCCCCTTCGATTTTGAGATGATAGATGGTCTGAAGGATAACTTCTTCCCAGTACAGCAAACCCTGATGGCCGGTGATTCCGGAAACATACAGTGTTTCGTACAGATATCAGAAGGGCCACCCCTTGGTCATGCACACCATAGGAGTTATGTCCTATTGGAGATGAGTCTTGAGTCCTATAACAGATTGCCAGTGTATGACACAATCACGCAGAAAAGCCAACAAGGTAAACGGGGCCGTCCCAGTGGACGGAGGAAGCAGAAGACAACGGAAGATGTAACAGGGAGGTGAGTACTGTGAGTTGCGGCCAGGTCAAGTTCATCTGGTGCCCCAACCACCACGGGAATGGGATCATAAGACCTGTTGATTGGAATGAAAGAGACGAGAGTGCTATCCACTGGCAGTGTGACAAGTGCGGGATAGTGGTGAGCCGGGTGGCACCCAGGGACTGGTACCCGTCGAGTGACGTACAACTGGAGTTCGACCATGCTGAATGAATTAAGCCTGTTCTCCGGCTACGGCGGGATGACCCTGGGCCTTCGTTTGGCTGGATTGGAGGTGAGAACTATTGGCTACGTTGAAATTGAACCCTACTGCCAAGAACTTCTCCGCACAAGAATACGAGATGGTCTCCTTAGCTGGGCCCCGGTGGTTACAGACATTACCAGTGCCGATTTTAGGCCAATGGCCGGACTGGTGGATATCATCACTGCGGGATTCCCGTGCCAGCCCCACAGTACTGCCTCCGGACGGCCCAAATCAGGGAGTGATCCCCGCAACTTGTGGCCAGACACGTTCCGGGCTATCCGGGAAGTGCAGCCTCGCTACGTCCTGCTCGAAAATGTTGAGGCCATCACATTTAGGAACGGAGGAGCCAGGGCTTTTGTCCATGGAGTGGAACGGGACCTGGCCTCAATCGGGTATGGTGGTAGATGGGACTGCATACCGGCTCACTCCATCGGTGCGCCGCACAGTCGCTGGAGGTGGTGGCGTATTGCCTACGCCACAGGCAGCGGTGAACCTACCCAACAAGAATGCCAACACCAGGAGGTGGAATGGGAACAACAGCCTGGGGGCTATGGCGAAAGCGGGGTGGTGGCCGGATGGGACTGGTCCGAGTGGCCTCCTGAGTCCAGAGTTTGTGGAGTGGATGATGGGATTGCCCATTGGTTGGAGCGGCATAAAGCCCTTGGCAATGGAGTCATACCAGCGGTGGTTGCGAGGTTTCTCTCATGACTAACTTCTACGACATCAACCGTGACTGCAAGGCCTGCCCACTGAGCGAGGGCTGCAAGGCTCCGGTGCCTGCCGTGGGGCAGGGCAGGGTGATGCTGGTAGGCGAGGCACCCGGCAGGAACGAGGACAAATTTGGCAAGCCCTTCACCGGGGATGCCGGTAAGTACCTGGACAGCCTGCTGGCCAGCGTGGGGGTGAAGCGCACCGAGGTGATGATCTCCAACGTGGTCAAGTGCAGGCCGCTTCGCAACAGGACGCCCAGCAAGCAGGAGGCTGACTTCTGCGCCAGCCGGTGGCTGGACGTGGAGGTGGAGATAAACCAGCCGGATATCATCGTGGCCATGGGTAAGGTGGCCATCGAGCATTTCCTGGGGGAGGGGGTGACTGTTGAGCATGTGCATGGCATCCCCGTGGGCAACGTCCTGCCCATCTACCACCCCGCTGCCGGGTTCTACGACACCCGGTTAATGAGGGCCATCCAGGAGGACTTCCAGGCGCTGGGGAAACTGGTCAACGGAGAGACCCAGAGTGCCCCGGTAGACCAGCACCCTGACCCTGATTATGTGGAGTACGAGAACATCACAGGGAAGTCCTTCAGCTCGGGCGACAGACCGATGATGGCCTACGACACCGAGGTCGTGGATAACAAACTATGGAGCGTCCAGGCATCTGCCGTAACAGGGACGGCAGGGTTCTTCCCCGGCATGAACCAGCCAGCTGTCAAGGGCAAAGCCGTGGTACACAACTACCTCTACGACGCCCAGTGGATAGACCTGCCTGACAGCACCGACGACACCATGCTCATGGCCTACCTACTAGGCCTGCCCCAGGGGCTGAAAGAACTGGCATGGCGTCTGTGTGGCATGGAGATGCAGAGCTACCAGGAGATCATGGGAGACCACCGCAGGCGCAAGGGGCTGCTATACCTATCGGAGGCAGCCAAGCATGATTGGCCTGACCCCCCGGACCTGACCGATGTCATCTGGATCAAGAAGGACGGCAGGCTGGGATCGGTGACCAAGAAGCCCCAGCATATCAGCCGCAAGATCAAGCGCATCATAGCCGACGTGGTAGGGGGGAAGGAGAACAAGGATGGACCCGTGAACCCCTGGACCAGGTGGCACAACATCGACCCCAGGGAGAGGGCAGCAGTAGAAGAGCAACTCGGTAAGATGCCTGACGCTTCCCTGGAGGACGTCGATCCTGACACCGCCATACGCTACAGCTGCCGTGACGCCGATGCCACCCTGCGTGTGTACCAGGTACTCTGGCCAAAGATACAGGAGCTGGGGCTGGAGTTCACCTACCAGTTAGACAGGCAGGTGCTCCCGGTGGCCATGTCTATGATGCAGGAGGGGATAGCCCTGGACGGCGAGTTCCTGGGTATCCTGGGCCGCCACTAC